AGCGGTGCTACTTTAAACCCTGCTGATTTATTTTCATATACAAGCATGACTAATTTAATAACGGCTAATCCGTCCGGATTAACGGCATTAAACAACACATTTAGCGGAACACAGGACTTTACCGGATTTGTCGGTGTTGCAAGTCCTCAATTGGAAGTGCCGACCGCATTACAACAACCGGCGTCAAAAGCATATGTAGATGGAAAAATTGAGGTTGCCGGTAAAACTTTAACATATACTATTACTACCGCAGGAGTTTACAATTTTGCTAATTTCAATACTGCACTAATCGCCAAAGTTGACTATTGGCTATTTGGTGGTTCATGTGGAGGTTATTCTGGTGCTGTTGTTTCTGGAACTATTGGAAATGGAAATGGAGGGCAAAGTGGTATGACTTTATATGTTGGAACTACTGCTGACCCTGCTGTTGTTGTTACTACACAGGATAAAACTACGCCAAGCTCAACAACGCTTTTAGTCCAAAATACTCTGGTTGGTGGTGCTGGTGGTGCATGTAATCTTAACGGAGTTCTGGTAGGTGGTAATATTTTAACAAATGACTACGGAGGAGTAAATGGTTTATCTATCGGTGGTATTAACGGAACGAATGCATTAGCATATAGTAATATATTGGGGACTGGAACAAGTGCAGGAGGAGCTATTTTTGTAGCTCAATACATTTAATAGATTATTATAAAATAATAATATATAGTATTATTATATAATAATGTCGCAACTTTCAACATTTAAGAAAGCTCAAAATCCAGATATGGTTTATTACGATATAGTTTCAACTAATTTTCAAAGCACAACTACGGAAGAGCCATTTTTAAGATTTAACGAAACAAGAACTAATCCAATTATTAACAATAGTGGGGATTATTATTTAAGTATTGTAAGGTTTAGTTTAGACACTTATAACTTACCAAATCTTATATGTGAAATCCAACCCAATCAAGCCAATCCAGATTTATCTATCTATTCCGTCACATTAGAGTATGACGACGGAGCAGGAACTATAACTCCTTCAAGTCAAGAATACCTTATATGGGAGCCACAAAACAAAAACGCCCAAGTGCCTATTCCTCCAAGTGCAACAACTAATAAGTTTCAAGAAAATACGGCTTATTACTATGTATACCAGTTTCAATATTTTCTTTCAATTGTAAATACTGCTTTGGCTTCTGCTCTCACATCTTTAATCGCAAATACCGGTGGCGGTGCATCTCCAATCGCTCTCGCTTTGCAACCGGTTTTAACATGGGACGTGACGAGCCAAAAAGCTATTCTACAAGCTCAAACTCAATTTTACGACAAGGCGAATGTAGCAAAAATTAGAATATATATGAACCCTCCTCTTTTTGCACTTTTTAATAGTTTCCCTTCTCTCAATTTTGGGACAGGTTCATCGGTTAGTTTAGGGAGAAATTACCAATTAGTAGTTGCTAATTTTGGAGGGGTCAATACTATTGAACTTCCAACTAATCCTGTTCCTCCGGCAGTAGCGTCTGTTTGGACGCAAATGTTCCAAGAGTTTAGCACAATAGACACATGGTCGCCAGTTGCCTCTATCGTGTTTACTTCCAACACTATACCAATTATTAGTAATCAACTTTCCGCTCCATTAGTATTTAACAACGGACAGAGTAGTTCAGGTATAGGAAATAATGCAAACTTCGCCCAAGTTATTACAGATATGGCTACTAATCAACAGGTATTCAAGCCAAATGTTTTATACAATCCAACCGCCGAATATCGCAGAATTGATATGACCGGAAACACGCCTTTAACAAATATAGATATAAATGTTTACTGGCGAGATAAATTAGGACAACTTATTCCATTTACTTTGGCTTCTGGCGCTTCCGCTTCCGTCAAGTTTTTATTTGAAAGGAAAGACCGATTTTTTCATGCAAAAGGTTCAGGAGTTTAGACAATTTAGTTTAACAGACTAAAAAATATAATATATTATCTTTTCTAAAAAAATAATATATTTAGATATTATATAATGAGTGCAGACTTTAAAACGACCCTTATTAAGGACGGACGCCTTTCTTCAATCACCGACCAGCTTTCATATGCCGTTGCTTCCGGAGCTTCTTCTAATACTTATCAGCAGTTTTCCGCCGTTTCAACTTCTAATTCTTCTATGACTTTTAATATTCAAGTTCCAAGTGAGAATATTGTCGTTTCAAGAGAGGTTTTAGTGCAAACTGATATTTACTTTACTATTAATATTACAGGAGTTACTGCCGGAGTTACTGCCTTTAACTATGGTTCAACTGACGCATTCCAAGCTTTCCCTTTGAACTCTCTGTTTACTACATGTTCCGCCCAGATTAACAATACAAATGTGTCTTCCAATTTGCAAGATATTCTTCCTTCTATTCTCCGTCTTAACGACAACAGAGAACTTTACAGATATAACGGAATGACCCCTGCTCTTCCAGACCAAGCTTATAAGAGATTTGCCGATGGTGTGAATACTTCTAATAACCCTCTCGGCGATTACGGCGACCAGTCTTACGATGGCGACCTAATCCCTCGTGGTGCTTTCCCTGTCGCTCTTACTTTGGTGCATACTACTTCTGCCGGTGCTGTTAATGCCGACCCTGTTTCTACAAATGTGTTGGATACTTTCGTTATTACTGGTATGGTTAAGGTTACTGAACCTCTTTTGGGACTTTCTCCTTTCATTTACGGAGATGCCGTCTACAACAAGCAAGGTTTAGTAGGAATTAACGCCATGTCTTTCGTTTTCAATATTGATAGTTCATGCAAACGCTTTTTCTCAACTACTTCTCCTTTTACTTACTCTGTTAGTTTAGGAACACAGGCTCAACAAAACCCTTTCCAGAATACTCGTATGTTAGTCAATTTCCTCTCTACTCAACCTACGGATTTGATTTCGGCTCGTAATGTTGTGCCCTACATGGACTTACCAAGATATTTAAGTTTGCAGTCTTCTACCGGCGCTTTGGGTGCTGGTGCTTCTGCTTCTTATAACTCGCAAAATATACAGATTAATCAACTTCCGGATTACTTCATTATTTCGGTTCGTAAGCCTATGAGTTCTCAATCAGTTAAGGATAGTTCTACCTTCTTTAAGATTAATAGTATTAGCGTCAATTTGAATAATACTTCCGGTCTTTTGAGTTCTGCTCTTCCAGAGGATTTGTGGCGTATTTCGGTGAATAACCACTCTACTCAATCATGGAGCGAGTTTAGCGGTTCTGCTACAAAGGCGGTAAATGCTACTGGTGTAGGCTCTCCTGTTTCTACTACTGGTTCTCTTCTTATCCTCTCTCCTGCATACGATTTGTCGCTTCCTGATTATCTCTCTTCCGGTTCTATCGGTCAATACAATTTCCAATTTACTATTAATTGCACGAATATTGATAGTGTAGCCGTTATTCCTGAAATCTGTATTATTTGCGTGAATAGTGGTATTTTCACTACTATTGCAGGTTCTTCCAATATTTACACCGGTATTCTTACAAAACAAATGGTTTTAGACGCAAAGACCAACGAGGAAAGTGTAGACCCTGTTTCTTCGGTTCAGTATAGCCGAATGGTTGGAGGTTCTATGTTGGATAGAATAGCGACTGCTGGTAAACAACTTCCTATTGTTAAAGACATGTGTGAAAGAGCAAGACGCCTAACCGGCATGGGTGTTCCTTCTGGTGCAGGAGTTCCCTCTGGCGCTGGTATGGGTAGTCGTCTGGAAAAGCTTTGCTATTAAACTATTTGGATAGTTGGGATAGTATTTAGTAATATTTTAATTGAATAATAATAAAATAAGAGTTAATCATTTTATTATTTTTATATAGGTTTTAAATATCCCAACTATCCATATATATAATATTATAATTATTAAAATTATTATATATATTAATATATATATAATGGCTTCACGAAATTACGGAATGGCTTACGATACGCCTTATAACGAAAGGTTGTTGTCTATTTTAGACAAATACGATAGGGAAAGAGATACAAACGGCGAACCTGATATTTTTAGCGATAGAATGGAGGGCGGAGCATTTTTAGGAGCTGATGGGAGAGTTCACACTACGCCCTCCATGCACCCTCATTTAGGACACCCTCTTTTGGGTTCTATGGTGAGAGAAATGGACGGCGGTAAGTTTAACTTTGGTAAGGCTCTCGGTTCAGTTGCGAAAGGAGTAGGAAAAGTCGCTTTGCCTATTGCTACAAAAGTGGGAACAAAAGTAGCAGAGGACGCTTTAATGAGTGCTTTGGCTGGTGCAGGAGTTTATAGTGCAGGAGGAGTATATAGTGCTGGGGCTATGTATAGACCGGCTGGTATGGTTTCGCCATTCGTGCACCCAATAAACCCTTATTCTCTGGTTCAATCTGGAACGATGGCTACTTATCCGGCTTACAACGCTGTTGAGATGAGAGCATTAAACGGCGGAGCATGTTGCGGTAGTTGCAGTTGTTCTGGTGGTAAGTTTAATTTTGGTAAGGCACTCGGTTCAGTTGCGAAAGGAGTAGGAAAAGTCGCTCTGCCTATTGCTACAAAAGTGGGAACAAAAGTAGCGGAAGATGCTCTAATGTCCGCTCTCGCTGGTTCTGGTGTTGGTTCTGGTGGTAAGTTTAATTTTGGTAAGGCTTTGGGTTCAGTTGCAAAAGGAGTAGGAAAAGTTGCATTACCTATTGCTACAAAGGTGGGGACGAAATTAGCGGAAGATGCTCTAATGGGTGCTCTCGCTGGTGCTGGAAAGAAACCCAGAGGTAGACCAAGAAAAATGGTGTCTGGTGCTAATTCTGCTATGGGAGCGTCAGGCGGAAAGTTCAGTTTGAGTAAGTCTTTGGGTTCAGTTGCAAAAGGAGTAGGGAAGGTTGCCCTCCCTATTGCTACGAAAGTGGGAACAAAAGTAGCGACCAAAATGGCGGAAGATGCAGTAAAATCTTACATGTCTGGTGAAGGTGTAATGAGTGCCGGTGTTGGTGAAATGAAACGACCAAGAGGTAGACCCAGAAAGGTAGGAGGAAAGTTTGACCTTTTTAAAACTATAACTGATATTGGTAAGAAAGCCGGTGCTCCATTTGAGAAATCTGTGGGTGTTAATCCTTTCACTATGGGATATGATTTAGGACACGATGTAATAGCCCCTGCACTAATGGGAAAAGGTGTTGGAAGTGGTGGAGCTGTTGATGGACGCAAAAAGAGAGCCGAAATTGTTAAAAAGGTAATGAAAGAGCACGGCTTAAAAATGACTGATGCCTCCAAGTTTGTAAAACAACATGGGTTATATTAAAATATTGTGAATACATTTTAGACATATATTATTATATTTAAAATAATAATATATATTAATATATATATAATGCCTACTATACCAAGATATAATCAAGGAGCGACGGAAGAAGCAGGTTTAACACGAGCAAAGAAGCGAGTTATTACATTAATGGAACAGGGGATTTTAAAGCTTACTGAAAAACCGGCTTACGATTTAACGAATGGGAAAGCCGATGTTTTAGCGGAAGCTGTTATTAAACAGATGGAAGAAACTGCAAGTATTTTAAGACAAGGTAATCTATTATTTGAAGAGTTAGGAGATGTTGTAGTTGTGGAAAACTTTGAAGATGCAAAGAAGATTTTGAAAATAGTAGTTATAGCAAGAAAATACGCCAGACGATTAAATAGAGATTTAAAAAGTTTATTAAAGGGTGTATCATATTTAGATTTGGGGATTTTTGCAGATTTACAAACCGCATGGAAAGAAGTAAGAGATGTTTTTTCTGTAAGTGCTACATATTTAACAAGCATAGATATTGAATTGGTTGGCGATGAAGGTGTAATGGATAGAGAACAAGCAAGATTAGCGAGGGAATTAAGAAAAATATATGAAGGTGCAGACGACGAATTAGAGTTTGATAGAATGATAGATGAGGCGGAAGATGCCGATATACAAGCCAGTATAGAACGAAGACAAAAAACACAAGAAAACTTTGGTGCAATACCGGATTTTGAAAACCTCGTCATGGATTTAGTGCAATTATTCTATAACATGGGAGAAATGGTTATTAGAATGAAAACCAATTTTAATGAAGCCAGACAACAGAAAGTTTCTGCTCCGGAACAAGTAAGCGAAGAAATATCAGGCGGTAGGTTTAGAAAGCCCATATACAGAGTTGGAAATAATGTGATGAGTGCACTATACGAATTGGACGGACTACCAAGATATATTTAAAAAATATATATATAATATAATAATATAAATGCCGATAGTATTAAATCAGGATTTATATGATAGGGTTAAACAAGAAGCAACAACAATATATAAAAAACCGAGTGCTTATAGGAGTGGTTGGATTGTGAAAACTTATAAAGACAGAGGCGGAAAATATGCAGAAGATAATAAGCCGAGAAATCTGGAACGATGGTTTGATGAAGAATGGAAGGATATAGGAAATCGTGAATATCCGGTATACAGACCAACAAAAAGAATAACAAAAGATACTCCTTTAACTGCAAATGAAATAGACCCAGAACAAGCCAAAGAACAAATTAAACTAAAACAGGTAATACGAGGAACTGCAAACTTACCGCAATTTATAGGCGGTAATATCCAAGCAACAAAAGCTCCATATTCTAATCCAATATGGAAAGTAAGTAATCCAAAAATAGCTCAAAATAAATTAAATACTTATATTGGAAATAAAACTCCTTTATTTTTATCTAATAGAAAAGATAAAAAGTATTTTATTTTAGACCCTGACGGAAAAATGGTGCATTTTGGAAATATTAATTACGAAGACTTTACAAAACATCAATCTTTACAGCGTAAATCGTCTTATATTTCTCGTGCAACGAATATAAGGGGAGATTGGAAAAAGAATAAGTATAGTCCCAATAATTTAGCTATACATGTTCTTTGGTAAAATTACATTACCTTTGGTAATTTTTAAGATTTAGTGATATTATTATATTCTTATTATATATAATAATATGCCGTATACTATGCGAAAGATTAGAGGTAAAGACCTATATAAAGTCTGGAATACTGCAACCGGCGAGATAAAGAGTAGCGGTTCAACAAAAGCCGACGCAAAGAGCCAAGTGCGACTTTTGCGAGGATTGGAAAAGAAGGAAGCCGGAAGTTTAAAAGCCGACCAAATAAAGGAAGTTTTAGATTTGTCTTATAACAACAAGAAAGAGGGAGCACCTGACGGCTATGTTATTGATAAAGATTTAAGCGACGGAAGAGTAAAAGTTTATAAGGATTTAAACTCTAATCAGGTAATCGTAGCTCATCGTGGTTCGTCTGGTTGGAAAGATTGGTTGGATAATGCATATTACGCTACGACCGGAAATATAAAAGATAGTGGGACTTATAAAACTCACAAGAAGAAGCACGATAAGGCATTAGATAAATACGGAGCGGAAAATGTTATATCCGTAGGACATTCAAGAGCCGGAAAATATGTAGAAGAGTTAAACAAGGACAACAAAGTAAAGGAAGTTTTAACATATAACAAAGCCGTTGGACTGCATGACGCATTCCAAAAGAACCCAGAAAACCAAACCGATATTAGAAGTAGTAGAGATTTAATTAGTGGACTATCTCCATTCCAAAGTTCTAAAAATAAAGTAGTAACAATTCCGTCAAATACTTTTAATTTTTTAAAAGCACATGGGACTTCGGCTTTAAGTAGTTTAGGAAATAAGCTTATTGGAAAAGGGCTTAAAGGAGGTCGGTTCAATCCCAAAGGATTAAGAGTTGGAGAAATGCGAAAGTTTGTAAAAGCATTTAAAAAGGAGAAATATGGCGAAAACTGGATTGGTGGTGCAAAATACGGAAAGAAGGAATTGGCGGAGTTAATAAAACCCATGTTGGAGGACGATGATATAGATGAGTTGGTTGGTGGTTCAATTTGGACTGATTTCGTAAAGGAGTTTTCTGCAAAGCATTCATTAAAGTATGCCTGTGCCTTATCCAAATACAAAGAACAATTGAAGAAAGCATATAAACTATTCAAAGAAAAAAAAGAATGGTATGAACCGATGAAAATAGATGCAATTAGCGAAGCCAGTATACAACCGGAAAATATCACGATGACTATTACCGAGCCAACGCCAGAACCGGTGATTATACCAACTACCAAAAAAGTTTTACCTCCTATAATTAGTGAAAAAGAAAGCGCACTACTACAAATGAAGAAGGCGGAGTTATTAGCTATTTTTGAAAATGCAGGTGCTAATATGAAGGGACTAAAAACGATGAAACACGGAGATTTGGTAGATAAGCTTTTAGAAATAGCCAAAATACCGAAAGGGGTGAGATATTTTGATAAACCAAAAGGTATGTATATATACAATAGTTTAAAAGACGCTTACAGGTGTTTAGACGATGATAGTTACGGCGGATATAGACATGTAAAATATGAATTAATGCAACGAGAAAAGCAGTTAGAAATTGAAAAAGCCAGAAAAGGAGCTGACCGAAATATAGAAGAGATTGAATATTTACAAAATGGTATTGATGAAAATAAAAAGAGAATAAGTGAATGTGATGCATTAATGGAGCGAGATTTTCAAAAAGAATATGAAGGTGCTGGTATTCTATCCGGTGGTAATAAGTGGACTGATTTCGTGAAAGACTATGCAAAATCATATAATACTACCTATGGTTGTGCGTTGAGTGATGTAGGGATTAAGGGTGCATACAAACTTTTTAAAGATGGGAAGACATGGTATTTTCCAAAAGTGAGTGCGACTATTGAAACCCAGACCGAACCAGAGTTTATTGAACCTGAACCGGTTAAAGCCCCTGAAAATATTGAGCCTACTATCAATCGTATTGAGGAGAAAGTGAAAGAATTGGAGCGTTTAGGTGCGTCCAAAGGTGCAGTATCATATAATTCGGCTACGCTCATTACTGATATAGCATTCGTTAATCTTTTGAAAAAATACGGCGGTAAGTGCGTCGTGAATAATGTGATGAGTGCGAAAGGCGTTGAATTGGGAATAAATATAAATAATAATAGAAGTAATAGCGAGATATTTAACAGGGATAAAACTCTAATTTTAGCCCAAAAATTACAAGATTGTATAAAACGAGGTGTAAAACTTATTTGCATTCCTCTATCATTACAATTTGGAAAATCTGCGACAGGACACGCCAACATGTTAGTATACAGACCTTTTAAAAGGATTGTTGAACGATTTGAACCTCACGGACAAGCTTTCGGTAATAGTATGGCTGATAATAGTTCATTTAATAAGCAATTGAGAGATTTGTGGGAGGAAGTTTTAAAACCTTATATTGGAGATGTGCGGTTTGTAGAACCTGACGAGATATGCCCTAATCCAAGAGGGTTTCAAGCATTAGAGGGACAATTACGAAGTTTAGGTGCAGAAGGCGGTGGATTTTGTAGCATGTGGTCTTTCTTTCTCGCAGAAATGACTTTTATAAATCCGGATAAAAGCACAAAAGAGATTATAGAAGAAGTATTTGAAATTAGTGCAAAAGAACCGGCATATTTAAAATCAGTTATTCGTGGCTATGTTATTGAAGTTGAAAATGGATTAGATGAATTACTAAAAGTAATGGGTAAATCTGGGTTCTCTTTTAAAGGAACAGGTATGAACTCTCCTTACATTAAAGTAGCCGGAAGTGCTGGGGAGTTTGAAGCATGGATTTTGAGCGTTTCATTTGATAGTGGAAAATATAGTGAAGCTCCGCCTCAATATGAGCCTCTCCCTGATGTAAGAATTAAAGGAAAAAGCGACGAGGATAAATTAAAAGAAACATTTGCGAATAAAATTAAGGGATTAACCAAAGACCAAGTAAACAACATATACGGCGTATATGGGTTAAAGGGTAAGACCGGCAAAAAGGACGATATTATAAATCTGCTGATTAATGCCCTTTTTGATGGAAGATTGAGTAAATGGGGAGCGACTGGATTGGAAGATTTAGATATAATTTTGGAAGAAGAGCTTTATAAAAGGGGCGACACCGCACCAAAAGATTATTTTATTAAAAAACGAGATGAACGAGAAGCGGATATTGCAAGTAAAATAGAAGGCGGATATTTTAAAATAGGTTCACGCTCATTTGGTAAAAAACACGGCGGAAAGTTTGATTTGGGAAAGTCATTAACCAAAGGAGCGTTTGCAGTAAGTCAAGGACTTAATAAAATTAATCCCATGATGATTGCTTTAAACAACCCAAAAAGCAGGAAGGTAATGTCTCAATCCGGAGAACTAACAAATGACTATTTATTACCGGCTGTTGTTAGTGCAGGTAAACCGGTTTACGATGGGACGGCGATGGGTGCGTCTACTTTGCTTACTGGTAATCCCCTATTGGGGAAAGCGTTGGCTGATAGTCTATGGGACAACATGGTTGCAAATAAGGGTATAGACCCAAGAGATAGACAAAAAAGCGAAGAACTCGGTAATTTTTCCGGTGCTATTGGAAATGTATTAGGCAAAGCGTCTGGTAAAATGTAGTGTGCCGAAGTATAGAGAAATCTCCAAATGAATAATTATCTTTAATATGTTTTAATAAATATATTAAATAAACGAAGTATAGAGAATTGGGATAGTTCATTTTGAACCCTCCCTGACTATCCAACCCTCCCTGAACCCTCCCTGACTGACTTTTTCAGTTGCAGGAACTTATTAAAATACCTTACCTTATTGTATCTTATTATTTTATTTATTAAATTAATTATATGGTTAGGGATAGTAGGGAGGGTTGGGAGGGTTGTTTGAAACTTT